TTTCCTCTATCAACTCTTCAGCGTCACCCATTGCTCGAAGGTAGTAGTCACCACCCTCAAGGTCAAAGAGGGCGGTGGCTAGTACTTTATATCTCTGCTCGGCAGCTTTAACGAATTGGTTACCCTTCATCTTCACCTCCTTCTCCCAAAAGGGTGGCCCTATTTGGTCGGAGATGTTTACAAACGCATTAGCGTGTAGCATAGATGCGATTATCTGATGTTTTTTGTGTTCGTCTAGAATCATCGGTTGCCTAACTTTTCGATTAAAAATTGTTTGTACTTGACTGCCATTGCGATGGCATTGTCCAAAATTTCTTTTGAATCCGATTGTAAATGTACTGGAATTATTGCTAACTTGTTCTTCCCATCCATTCGTGGATCGTAAGAAATAAACATACCCTCTTCCTTTCCTGCAACAATCATATTCATTTGCAACTGCCACCAGTAAGGTTTTCTCTGCTTGAATAGGTCATCCTCGTCAGCAATCAGAAGGTTCTGAACGTGATTCTCGAAGTTATATGGACACTTAATCTCAATCACACCGAAGCGTGAGCAGATACCATCGGGAGAACCTCCTGCGTGGTCTCCGTAGGGGATAAACCCTACAGAGTCAACGTGAGATTCCATCATCTCGGCATATAGATTACAAGCCTCCGCCTCGTGTTCAACACCCCAATCCGTAGCCGCAGAGTTAGTGGTCTGCTCAATACCGGTCATCTCCTCAGCAACCTTACCCATAATGTAAGTCTTGGTGGTCTCGGACAACTCTCCGTTCTCTCTCGCTGCCTTTGTTTGAGGTTGAGTCATTAGTTTGTATATCTCTGATGCGGTGAACTTACCAACACGAGCGTTGAACCAAGCCTGTGAGCGTTGATTAGACGCTTGTGCTTGTTCCTTTAGGATTTCGTTTAATAGATTATTCATTGTCCCCTCCTTTAATTTTCTTACGAGCCTTCTCAATGATCTCTTTCTTCTGCTCTGGATCAATCATTACTGACTCATCAGACAAAGCAGTCTCAAGTTCTACCACATTAGTAGTCTTCTCAAGTAAGCGTTCAACTTGCTCCTCGCTCATCTTCACATACTCAACAGTCTTGTACTCTTCGTTGTCAATAGAGATAGCGGTGTTAACCTTCTCAATCTTATCCAAGGCAAACGAAGACTTTGGGATAGACTTCCAACCTCTCTTCACAACGGTCTTACGAGCCATCTCTGCATAGTCAGTAGACCATGGCCCAACATCCTTGCGACCAGTCTCTGAACGATTCTTGATAGCATCGATTTGTGGCTTCCACATAACCTCGAACAAGGTCTCATCGTTATGCAACACGAAGATTGCGTACACAGCAATGATATCATCAACTTTGAAGGTCTCTCCCTTCGGCTTGTGGTTGATGCGAGGTGATGTACCCTGCACGATGTCGAAGTCATCTCCTCGGTAAACTACTCCCGAAGAAACCGACTTGATGATACCGGTATCAGAGATAAGTTTAATCATCCCTTGGTAGCCTGGCATTAGTTTAGCGTTGCCCTTGAAAGGAACGAGGTAAGCCAAGTTCATCACAGGGTTCAGAGACAACTTGGTCAATGCACAATTGTACACAGCCATTGCAACTGATTGTGGGTTAGAATTCGCTAACACTTGGTTGTTGTTAGCAGCTTGGATGGCGAAAGACATCTCTCTCATGAGGACTTCTTCTCCTCCCATCAGTTTAATCATTTCCTCTCTGCGAGGTTCGATGAACGGCATAACCGTCTTTGGTGAAATTGTTATGTTTGACATAATTATAAGTTTTCTTTATTAATGTTTTGCGAATGTAACACATTATTCGAAACCTTCCAAAACTTTTTTTGTAAATTTTTCTAATGTTAATAAGTAAGGTTCGTGTTCTAGTTTTATATCCGTCCCCCACTTACTGAATATCTGCTTGAGAATCTTCCTCCTCTCCCCCTGGGGAATGCTCAAAAGAGCGAGGTCGAAGTATACATATGACTTTGGATCTTGTGGAATGCCCAGAGAGATGCACATCTTGTTCACCCTCTTATGCATCGTGTCAAGGACTAGGTATGTGTCCGCCCTCTTTAAATACTTCTGACTACGAAAAGATTTTGCCATTGTTTCTTGTGTCCGTTCTCTCTATAGATGACTTTATGTTCTTCCAATCGACTAGGTCTTGCTCCTCGAAAATCATCCTTCCATGAAACAAAGACATCATCCTCTTGACCTTTGCCTGATCAAACTCTGGTCGGAATATCTTTAGTGCATTCCTCGGATTGATGTCCTTCTCGGCAAAATAGGTGAGCCAATTCGCTCTATACTTGTGCTTCGATTTCATGCTTTAGGCGTTCAATTTTCTCTCTCATTTCCTCTACCTCGTCACAATATTGGAGGATGGAATTGATGACCTTTATAACCTTCTCCTGGTCTCTGATAGGCTTCTTTCTACCCACAATGTCGCTCATCCAACGCTGTCCATTACCACACATATGGTTGATATAAGCCATATTTAACACATCTGCGTGAGAACGGCAAACCTTAATAAAGGACATTAATAGAGAATCTCCAACAACCTTTTTCTGTGGCTTATGTTCTTGAATGGTATTCAAACTATTGTTATGATGTAAAATGTGTGCGAGAAGTTTTTCCAAACCAAATGTACTATAAAAGTCAGCAAAATCAAAACTCCGCACCGTCTTACTTGTTAGAGAAGGTGATAGTAAATTTTTTGAAAACGCCGGGCGATCAGGCTAAAAGTAGATCAGGTGTTCCAGGATCCACGCAAACAAGCTCTAACCCTCTGAAAATTAGGCACAAAAAAAAAGGATGCTGAATTAACAACATCCTTTTAAGATTTTCCGTATAGATTATTGCAGGTTACCTATCAGATAGACTATAGGTAGTATAGTCATCGTGCCTAACATTAGTGGTGTTGAATCCGACACATAGGACACGAAAAACATAATTAGACAAAGTACACCTAGTACCGTCAGAATGATATCAATTGTCTTTCTCATACTTCCGATAATGATTTGTCTTGACCAATAATTCTGATTGCTGACCAGATGTGATGCATCGTCCCTTCGTTAGTCAAGGCATCGCGTAAGACATCTTGCGCTTCCTCATCAGAGCAGTTAAAAACATCTTTCACATCTTCAACGCTCCAAAGGTTATCGGTGAAGTAACCATTCTTTTTAAGCGTCTCTTTCGCTTGTTGAATTTCATTTGTCATCTCTTTAAATTTTTGTTGATTCGATTAGCGTGTAGTATTCATCGTAAAGGTTATTGAAGATATCTTGCGCTTCTTCAGTATACTTCTCCTCCCCTTCAGACACTTCCCAAATTACTATTCGGTCAGTATGTACTCTTTCAAGGTGTGCCGATGCAAGTTCAGATGCAAGTTCTACGGCATTGATTGTTATTTCGTGTGTGTTCATCTTGTTTCTTTTTTCAGATTATTAATTACAATTTTCACAAAGGTCTGACTCGTTGCCGGAATCGAAATCCATCTTACTTGCAGAGAAAAGATTGTGACACGAATTGCACATATACTTGTTGTCCACAATTTCTACCAATGTTCCGTCCGCTTGTTCTTCGTAGTAGTAATCACTATCGTTAATGTCCCACTCAGTAAAGTAATACTCTTCTTGGGCATATGCTTCATCTAGAAGGAATTCATCAGATAGTTCTTTATACTCGTCAACATTTCTATCTCTCAACCATTTAATCAAGTCAGATTGATTCTCGAAGTAAAAGTCCCCATCAAAACAGCAGTAGCCTTTGTTCATTCCCTTCCCAGTTGCAGAGTCTTTTCTCGCCCACTTTCTTTTCACTCCCTTCAGCATATCGTATTGCTCCAAGGTAAGCTCCATATAATCTGCCCATCCTTGTGCTTCATCCAACAATGCGTTTGGATGTGCAGATGAATCGTGGACATACAAAGCACCTTCTCCGTTGGACAACATTTCAATAGTAGTTGTGATTTCGTTATCCGACATATGCATAACTACTTCTTCTCCGAATAAATAATATACTTTCATTGTTTTCTTTTTAGATGTTTGGATTTAATGCGTTACCTAGGATTGCGAAGAGAGATTCTTTATCGTCTTCCTTCGTGAACTTTAACTTGATGATTCTCTCCACATAGAAGATGTGGTGACAATTGTAAAGGTCAATTAGACCTTGTCTCCAAAGAGAGACATCTTGAATGGATGCTCTGAAGTAAAAACCGTTTACATATTTGCAGAGGACATCCGTATAGATTGCTTCTTCAGTAATCTCGAAATCGTCAGCGTTATAGTCTGCTCCAATATGGGCATTAAGATGTTCAAAAAGCTGCTCCATCGAATCGAATTCCTCGTGTCGCTCAATTGAATGTGCATTGACTTCTTGAAGTTCGCCTTGCTCATAAGAGTCTAGTGTAGTGATACAAGAATGTCTAGTGATTCTAAATTTTTCCATTTTTTCTGATTATTAAATTATTGATTTGATTTGATTGATTTACATATAATATCCGTTACCCATATCGAAATAGGTATCCTCCTCCGAGAATGAT